ATTTCATATAATCAAATGTTTGTTTAAGATATGCATCCATAGCCGCTTCTTGGGCTGGACCATTCTTTTTCCATGTGTCCAGAGAAACCACATCCATTTTCCCAGTCCAATTTTCTGGATGATGCATTGCGCCATTGCCACATTTTTCAACTGATTCTCTCATAAAACCAACAGCTTTACCAGCTAAAGCACCTGTTCCAAATTGATACCGGCCCACGAACCCGTTCGATTTGCTCGGACCTACATCATATCCTCCAGGTTTTTTTACATTTCCCCCAGATTCCTTTTGAGCGATTCTGGCTTTCAATTTTTCAACATCTCCAGAAGTGAGTGGACCAATTGCCTGTGCTCCAGTATCTGGTGTGGGTGGTATAACATTGCCACCTTGGTCAACCGGAACCACCTCTTTACCACTTTGATCAACTGGTGCGGAAGGTACATAGATTTCATCTTCGTCTGCGCGATAAGCGTACGGATTTACCGATTTTCCTGAAATGTCTGTAACTGAAACTGAACTACTCTGAGGCAGACCCAAAAAACTGCCCATGACTACGGTTGTTTGCCAAGAATCGCACATAGAATATAGCAGGACCCACGTCCCACAAAGGTAGTTGCAACCAGTTTGCCCAATACCGCTGATGGATGGTGTGTTATTTAGACACATACTCCACGGCAAATCATTAACTGGTAGTATTCCTTTATCTGGCGAATGCAACCCAATAATCCTACATCTTACCCTTCCGAGCATTAGAGGATCTTGGATGTCCTCCACTATTGCGATCCGCATATCCATAATAATATCTCCTCGTCTATTTTAATAACTGTATTTATCCTAAATCTCTAATTATTGATTCTTTAACTATAGAAATTACGCATTCGTGCTCTGATTTAGCGAGTCTATGATTTATAGAAACCACCAAATATCTACCTTTATTCAAGGATTCTTCAGCATCTGATTCATTTTTAGTATTTCTAACAGTATTAAAATATAGGTCTATTACCATTCCTACGAAGTAGTCTGTGCGACCAGGTACTACTATTTCTGCCTGATAACTATTAATCTGTTGCATTAAACTCCTGCGTTGAAGTAACCAGTCTTCAGGAAAATCTGATTGGAATTCATTGAACATCTGGTTTTGCATCACATACGTCACTATGCAACTTGAAGTATTCCTCATTATCTTTTTAGAATTCATAGGATATGGATTTAAATGCTTAGAGTTCTTAAATGAATCAATATAATCAAAGTCTTGAATATTAATGGTCTTTGAAAGTAAATCACAAGCAATCATTTTGCTGGCATACATCCCCGAAGCTAACCGTGAAGATACATCAAAAACTAGATCATTACTCATAGTTCTTATAATATTATATTGGGTTATATCATTTGCCTGATATAACCCTTCAAGTTGCCTTACATTTAAAGTTGTATTATAAAATTTCATAACTGGTTCTTTAGCAATTAATGAATTTATACTCACAAAATTATACTTAAAAACATCTTGATAGCAAATAAAATTAGCAACTTCCTTCTGCCCCTCTTCTTTTGCAACTGAAGTGCTTCTTGATGCAACCCAATTTAATACTTTAAACGGACTCCAATTTGGACAAACAATTTGAAAGGCATTTGCTGTATCTTCAATGACAATCTTTTTGCTAACTTCTTCATTAACTGCCAAGGCATCAAAATCATTGAACACTTGCTTGGCAATAGCAGCTAAATTACCTTTGAAACCTCTGGCAAGTTTTACGTGTGTATCACAATATCCTTCTTCAGATACAAAATGGATTACATAGGCTTGTTGTCCTTCTTTTACTGTTATTCTATCAGTTATCTTAGTTACATAGAAAGTATTATCTACCAGTCCAATAGAATCGTCTATACCAGGAGTTTTATATGTAATTTGTAGCTTCTCTTCACCAACTAATGGCATGTAGTTAATTAAATCTAAGCTGTCAGATATAGTTATTGTTCCAGTAAGATAATTACTAAATAAATCCTCATAAAGATTCATTTCTAACATTATCTTAGATAAATCGACTATGTTTTCATTTACAACACTGGTTAATTCCACTTTCTGTACATCGACTTGCCCAGCAAATTTTGCATTATCACTCATATTATGCAGCCATAAGTCGTTTGAATTCTTTTGTAAATTTTACAATGAATTCTGGTTTTAAAAGGTAAATAAATCTTTTATTTTCATTTTTTATATCTTCATAGGCATAATTAGTTACTGTTGTAAAAGTGCTAGTCGGAACTAACGTCCAAATTAAAGTTACTGGATCAAATATTTTTAGGTTATTTCCAGATACTAAAGCATTTACTTCCTCACCATTCTCATCTTGATAATGATGTATTGCATATTCATTACCAGCACCATAGACTGTTGTGATATAAGTCGTCAAATCATAATAGGATTTTGGGAAATCTTCTGGTGAGGTGAGATTATTAACCATCAGAATGATCCAATGGTTTTCTTGTGTTCCATAGTAGCGACTCGAAACAATTTCAGGGGTTTCTCCATCTCTAATGCTATAGGTATCAAAAGCTTGATTGGTTTTCATGTCGGTATTGGTGATCTTAACTCTCTTTAAAAAGTTGGTTACAATAATGTTATTATCCTGTTCACCAGTTATTGCGAAGTTATAGAGAATTTTATCAAAATTAGAAAAGTAGCTCATTTGTTGTGTCCTTTTAATTTATATAAATAAGAGTAGTAAGATTGAATTTGCACTTCAATCAACTCTGCTACGGAAACAAAGCTGTCCTACAAATATATTTATACGGAGAATTAAATGAAGAGCATTTATTGCAATTAAATCACTATACTAATCTTCAGCCATTATGGGCTGAAGATAATTTAAAGAAGGGTGATAAAATTCTTTTATAGGTCTCCCGCCTGGGCACGATTTCGCGACAGCGGTTCTAGCTCAAGGAAGTCACATCTCATCTGCACAACAGTTGGAGCACCATTGGAAAGTGTGCTCCAGTTGCCTCGTCCATATGATACATTCATAGTTTCTAATGCACAAGCACCTATATTATGTAGAAATGGATTAATACCTTCATTATAATGATAACTGATGTGAAACTCTGACGGATACTGAAGATAAAATGATCCAAGCACCATAGCTGGCATCATATGATGTTTGAATAGCTTAATGATCGCTGAAATAGTAGAACATTCACTTGCATTATTAGCAGCCAAGGTAAACGTATAGCTGAATTTTCGGTAATTCACACCTTTAAATAATTGCTCACGTCTCGGATTTTGCACTGTTCTTGTTAAGGCTTCTTTTGATCCTGCCGCATTTATATTTGATAAATTTCCTGCTGTATATTTATCAATTGCTCCAGCCCCATATCCAGCTACAGCATTAACAAGAGCAGCTATGCTTCCCCCAGCCATTTCACTAAATGCTGCTCCGCTAGTCACAGCATTCACCAAAGCTCCTCCCAAGCCCAGCGAGACATCAGCATATTCGGTGCCATAAGTCGTGTTAAGACCTTCCTCTGGCATTGGGAGCTTTATTATAGTCCCAATTGGCGCAAATTTCTTAGTTATTGGTAAATCACTAGCACCCAAGGAATCTAAAGTTTTTTGAATGAATGATGGTGACGCATCTCTACCATCAAAAGATGAAAGTGGTACATAACCAGTCCCACCCATAACAGATGAAGTGCTAGATTGCATTGCTGGATTAGTTAAAGATGTTAGATTATCTTTAGAAGCATTACTAGATGAATTCTTAGTTACATCTGTAATTCTACTAACCGCATCAGCAGACCTTTGACTGCCAGTAAATTCAATACCAATATCTGCAATACCAACAATCACAAACAAAATAAAGTTTGCATTAGATGTTGAGTTTAAACTTTCAGGATATGTCAAAGTTGTTGTTGGCTGGGTACTTTGATCAGGTTGATTAGTCCCTTCAACCTTTTTTGGAGAAGTCTGTGGTGGAGTTTTTGCTGCTGATGGAGTTTTTGCTGATTGTTCCTCAAATGGAGGGCTATAGTAGATGGAATTCGGATTAGTGAATTTGTCATTATTGCCCATTACTCCATTCCAATAATTAGTTTCACCCATAAATAAATTTCTCCCTTCCTATTTGTTTGTAATACCTTTATTTATATTAAAAAATAGCCCAGCTAAGGGCTATTAATAGATATTTAGAAGTAGTTTAGAATAGATTATGCTGGTTTTACGATAGATATTGATGTTGAGTTTGGCATAATCAATATTGCGTTATTTGGAAAAATTTCTTTAAGTTGGTCTTTACAATCAAGTAACATTTTCTTTGCACGATGCATTGGTAAATTTCCAATCTTCATTGATACTACTAGCACATCATTTTATGTTAATTCTAATCTTTCAATCATTTTATTCTGCGGTTGTTGTTTTAACTTCTTTAGGTAAGTGTAATATTATAGCAGGTATTTTAGAAATGTCAAGTTATTTTTTAAAAGAAAAAGGAGTCCAATGTAATCTTCTTTTCAAGTTCCCATCCGATGGCATTTAACATTATATTCAATGCACTCATAAAACATTTATCAAACTGCATTTGATAATCAACATATTTTCTTGCAACTATTTCTTCTGGGAAATCTTGTGCAAATCCCATAACATTCTCAGCAATTGGATTTTGTTTTTTTAGAAAGACAAATTTTATCTTCTCGCCATTGGTTATAGTTGCATATTGCTGCTGAAGATTCTGCTTCTTTACATAATGGTTGTGGAGAATTGCAGCCCTTACTGCTATAGGTGTACCACTTTTATATAATTTAGTTGAATCACCAGTATACTTAATTATTTCATTACATCCCCTTGGTGCGGCAATATCTTCTACAGGCGCATTAAAGAAATCAACTTTAACCTCTTCAACATGCTTTCTTAATTGTTCAACATTTCCAGCTAAGATTATATTTACACACTCTTTCAATGTTTTCTTAACAATTACTGGAGTAGAAGATTGGATCAACTGCAATCCTGTGACCTTATTTTCCGGTGTTGAATATCGCACACCTTCATTATCATGCACTCTAACAACATACTTTTTCTTAGCGGTCCAGAATCCTTTGCTACAGATGGCTTCTCTTTTAAAGTTGATGGTACTTTCAAAGGCATTGGTATATTCAAAGAATTCTTGATAGGTTCTATTTAACATATCTTTAAATTTAGTCTTACAAACAGCATCAATAAAATCAACAATCTGGTCTTCAGACTTATCTTTACAAAATGTGTCAACAAGTGGCTGAACATCAACATAAAGTGAATTATGCACTAATATATCATTAGCAAAAAAATTATGATTAGCATCTACTTCTATATCATATACATCTATTTCTTGAATGCCTAGCGATTCAACTCTACAATAATCTTCTATATAATTCATTAATATACTCCACACATTTGTTAATAATATCTTCAGGATTTTTTCTGAAATCTGTTTCCCATATAGTTAATACCACATACCCACAATCTTCTATTACTTTATTTTTTGATACATCTGTTTCCCATAATTCTAATGAGGTTTTCTTATTACCTCTAAATTTTGGTATATCGCTTGGTGCATATATTGTAGGATTACCATGATAAATATCACCATTAAATTCTATACATAATTTTAGTTTTGGTATAACATAGTCATATTTGTAATAAGATTTAGTATCTATTCTCATTTTACCAAATTCTTTATTCTTTTCTGCAAAATATGAATCTACTTTCCATAGTAATTTTTTTTCTATAGCCCAAAATAACTCTTGAGATATTTTTGAATATGGCGAATGTGCGTTAGTAATATATTCTTTATATTTTAATGTACCACACTCTAGCCCATATTTCCTAATAAAAGTATCAATTCCTAGAGTTTTTTTAATATTCAATTCTCTATATTTTGATGTACCAAGTTCTTTACCATATAAATCAACAAAATATTCAAGACTACACCCCGCAAAAGCTTGTCTATCGCAGTACGTTTTCCATTTTTCTGTTCCTAATTCTTCGCCATGTCTAGTTATTAAATTAACTAATGTACATGCTCTATTATCATTATATTCATCAAACTCAGACTTACTCATTCCATACTTTTTATTTTTATATTCAAATGTATTAGATACCGCCTGTTTATTGCGATATGATTCCCATCTTATATTACCGTCTATTTCACCATATAAAAATATCATTTTATTGTGTGTTACACCTTTACTAAATGATAGTAATTTTATATAGAAATCTCTCAAATTTCCACTTAAATTTCTTTCAATTATTATTGGTAGTGCGTTTTTTAACAAATTCTGTAGTTTATATAAACCACAATCAACACCATCCAATAGATATAATATTCTATCGTAAAGGTCGTCAGTTATCGTATTATTATTCTTTTTTAAGAAATTGTTTAAAGTTATTTTTGAATTCATATTAATATTATACTCCGATACTGATTGATTAGATACATATATTTATAACTTTATCTATCGTAGTATTAATATTTCTAGGGGAAACGCACATATATCTACCATTTCTTTTAATTATTACTGAATGATCTTCAGTAATAATTACTGATTTACCATCACTTGTTGTAATTTTAAACATTTCTTTTTTAACTGTATGTTTCATAATATAATTTATTTTCTTATCTTCTATTTGTTTTGTTTGTGTATTAAATGATTTTGTTATAATATCTATTACTGGTTTAACATAGTTCTTATTAAAACTATCTGCATAAGTAAAATTAGATTCTATTGAATCATACAATTCTGATATTGGTATTTGTTTACCATCAACATATACTAGGCTATCACCAGTTACGGAATCTGTGTCGCAATAGTGTACATAATCAGCTTTAGGAAATTTTAAAGTATTGACATAATAATCGTTAAATGCTTTATCACCCCATTGTATGATTGTTTGGCCGGTTAATGTGATTGCTTCTGCCATTCGTAAATCATAAAATTTAAAATATTGGTTGGCTACAGCACCGTATAAACTATTAATAGAAATTTTTATGCTTTGCTCGGCATTGCGGTTGGCTGCTATTGTATTTTGAGTTGTTTTATATAACTTTAAAAGTTCTTCATTTGTTAATGTTGTATAATCAATCATATTAAATTACCTTCAAATAGTTCTCTTCTCTTTATTAAACACACTGATTCGTCTTCTATTTGTGTAGCATAATACCCAAACCACATTAAAATACCATTTAATCGTAACCCAACTCTGTATTTTTGTTCCCTTTTATCAAAAGTTACGCCAGGAATAGTATTACATATAGAATTATTCTTTAAAGAAGTTTTCTTGTTTTGTGCATTTATTTTATTTGTCACTTCACGTAAATTTGAAAACCAATTATGATCGCGTATATTATCCATGTGATCTATTTGATTAATAGGCCAATTACCAGTTACGTAAAACCAAGCTAACCTATGAGCAGCATATTGTCTGCCATTTATTTTTATTCGTATATATCCATGTGATTTTGTATTTGCAATATCTCCAATGTGTATGCGATTGGCTGTACTTATTTTATATGTAAAAATACCTGTTTCCACATTATAATCAAATATTTTTAATAATTCATCATGTGATAATAATAATTCATTTTCTACACTAGCTTTCATATTCCTCTCCTGTTCATCTCTTCTTCTATTAAAATTAATTCTTGTTTTGCTTCAATCATCTTTCCTTTGTATAATAAACGACTATTAAAAAACTTCCTCATAAGAGCTGGCAAGAATCCCTGTTTGTCTTTCGTATACATAGTGCCGTTACACGCTAATGTATGACCCTCTATAGGTGCATAACTTTTGTTTAAAAATCCCTCTACGGTAACATCTTGGCGTTCTTCGATGATTGTTTCTGGGCTTATATTGTATTGCATAATGATACTTGGATAGAGAGATGCAGCATCGAAAGAACACAACCAGCCTTTTAAACCAGGAATTGGCTCTTTTACATACGCCCCATCGAATTTTTCCGCTGTATTATGTGGTTTATCTAAAGGTACAATTATATTTTGGTTAAGCAAAAATGAATTGATTATTGATTCCCATAGATACACTGGACTGAATACATTTTTATAATTAACGTGGCCGGTGTAGGCGGTAGATGTTGCAACTTCTAAAAGTTTTAATTTTGCCTCTAAATCGACAATAAGGGTAACATCGCGTACATTATAATCACAAAACAGATTCCAGCTTTCTGTATAAAATTCTTTAAATGTTTTACCAGGATTTTTAAGTTTACCAGTTCCCATTTCAGCTTCACATATAGTGTCTAATCTGTAATTCTCCCTCGGAATTAATCTAAATTTCTTATATAATTCTAAGTAATCAAGTTGTTGGACACCAAAAATCTCGTAGCTGACAACTTCCTTTCCATTAACATTATTCGTTCTTTCTCTAACAACCTTCCAAGGACTTAGAAGTTTTACATAATCGCTTGATAGGACTTTTTCCATGCGTTTTACAATATATACCACATCAAATGTGTTGCTATTCCAACCAGTCAATATATCTGGGCAGTGATGAGTCCAGTACTCGGAAAATCTCTTTAATAAAGCATGTTCATCTCTACAGGTGATGTAAGTGTCTTTATGCTTGCCTTCATATGGTTTTGAACCAAATGTAATTAAACCAGATTTTGTGTTGTAGACCGTAATAAGTGTAATTTCTTCGGGAGTGTCTTGGATATTAACTCCGTTAAAATCTGTGGTTGTTTCAATGTCAAGAAATGATATAGAAAGGTCTGAGAATGTGAAATCAACCGAGTCGGCTGGGTACATTGTGCTGATAAAATTATTCTCCCATTGGTTGTTGCCAAATAGTTCATAGTTAGTTAGTTGAGAATACTGCTTTATATGATCCTTTGCATCCGATATGTCAGCAAAGTCAATCTTAGCTAGATTTTGACCATATATTGTTTTATAAATTTCCTCTTTATTTGATTTAGTGTATAACGATGGTGCAAATGGTATCTTCTCGCGGTTTCTAATACCATTCTCGTAAAATGTGTGGCAGATTTTGTTGCCCAGAATCTGGACATCAACATAGAATTTAGTCATTTGTTTCTCCGGTGGTTTGTGCTATGCTGTATTTCTACCAACCATAGCAAAAGGTTATGTACTCTATTATAAACTTAATAGAGTACTTGTCAAGTTTTATTTTAACGACTTGTTAATGCAACAATAAGTTCACTACCATTTCCACCTCTGGTTAATAAATGAATTAATCTTTTAAATCCATCGCTACCTAATGTTGCTAATGATAATTCATCACACCAAATTATTCTATATTGTTTAGTAAATATTACACTATCTAAATTTATAGTGTCATTAAATACAATATTTGACGCAAGATTTTCTCCAAAATATCTCATCATTTGATGGCTATGAAATATTACTAAATCATTCAGCCCAACATTTTCTTTTATATAAGTGCTCTTTCCACATTGTCTTGGTAATTTTAGGACAATGGTTCTGTATTCATTAATATAAGAATCTAATGATAAATGTTGTCTACATTGTGACTTATTATTTCCATTGGTTAATTCTATGGATGCATCCACTACCGAATGGCAAATTTTTGTGCTGTTCATTGTTGTTGTCTCCTCTTTTGATTAAGTTGTGAGTAATATTATAGCATGTATTTGGCAGAAGTCAAGTGCTAAATTACTATAAATACAAGTAATACTAACTAATTATGTGAAAAAGCTATGAGCTATAAATCAAAATACATTCCAACTAACATATCTAAATATATTGGTGATTGGTCTAAAATTAGATGCTTAAGCAACTGGGAAAGGCAATTTTGTCGTTACTTAGATAATAATCCACTAGTGGTAAAATGGAATTCCGAAGATCTGCACGTAGATTATATATTAGAGTGCGATGGAACTTCTCATTATTACATGGTAGATTTTTATGTTGTAATGGCTGACGGAAAAAAACTGCTTATTGAGATTAAACCGCTAAAACAAACAAAACCACCAAAGAAAGGAAAAACTATTACCAAAAGGTATTTGGGAGAATGTTTAATGTACAATAAAAATATAAGCAAATGGAGAGCTGCCAAAATTTATGCTGAGAAGAATGGAGCAGAATTTTTGATATTCACCGAGGTTCAACTTAAGGCTCTCGGCCTAAAGATACTATAAGGAAACACAATGACAAAAAAGATAAATATTTGGGATACCATTTCCAATGATGCGGGTTCAAGAGCCAGAAGCTTCGAGTGGTATACTAAAAAAATTGCAGAACTTAAAGGTCGAGGTTTAATAACCAAAAATAAACTGGTTACTTATAGTGAAATGGCAACTCAAAATATTGAAATTGGCGGTATGTATATGTTTATATATGACAACCCAAAATATAAAGATACATTAGACTATTTTGATGCCTTTCCAATTGTAATACCATTTGGATTTGATAATCAACACATGACTGGATATAATCTGCATTATCTACCACCACAAACAAGATGGACTTTACTGAAGAAATTAATGCAAAATAGTGAATTAAGTACAGTAAGACGCTTATCAAAAGAAACTAAAGTGTCGATGGATTATCAACTCCTTAAAGGTGCTAGTGCATTTAAAGAATTACAACCATGCATTCATCAATATCTATATGATCGTATTGGTAAAGTTAGTTGTGGTATGTTCCTTAAAATCAACCCGGCAGAATGGAATTTTAGTGTATTACTACCAGTCCAAGATTTCAGAAGCAAAGACAGAGCTTATAGTGCTGAACGTGTTTGGCAAGATTCAATGAATAGAAGATAAGGAATAGAAATGGCAATTGAAATAAATACAGTAGCAGAAACAGCGATGGCTTCCCAACAAAATTCAAGATCAGCTACAGGAAGTTTAAATGATTTTATAAGTCTTGTGAAAACCAAAGGGTTGGCTTCGCATAATCTTTACATGGTAACTTTTGATATTCCAAGGGGATTACAGGGGAAGTATTCGCAATATGGAAGAACAATGAGCTTACTTTGTGCGGGTGGGGAACTGCCAGCTGTATCAATGATAACTAAAGATATTTATTTTCAGGGTGCGACACGACCAGTTGTAACTAATATAAATTTTTCCGAGATGTTTTTGTTTTTCTATTTAGAAGCATCTATGGAATTAAAGACGTTCTTTGATGACTGGTTCAATTTGCTATATAATGCCGGAGATGGAACTGTTGGATACCCCGATGATTGTTGCACACAAATAAGAATTTACCAATTAGATAAAATGCATGTCCCAGTCTATGCTGTTGAATTAATTAATGTTTTTCCAAAGGCAAGTTTTCCATTGCAGATCACAGCTCAAGGTGGACAACTTCATAGGTTGCCAATTAGCTGGACTTATAGATACTGGCATAATATTGATATTCAATATAGTGCGGATAAATTTTGGGGGAATATCTTACAAAATCAAGGAGCATCTTTGGTAGAAAAATTAGCTCCATCATTGTATAATATGCTGGCATAATTTTTAGTATAAATATCTTTAATATAAACTAACAAAGGAAATATGAAATGGCGTTACCAAAAATTACACATCCTTTATATCAAACAACATTACCATCTACAGGAAAACCTATAAAATATAGAGGTTTCTTAGCTGTTGAACAAAAAATACTTCTGCTTGCTGTTCAAAGTGAAAGTCCTGCCCAGATGACAATGGCTTTGAAACAAATTCTTAGGAACTGCATTGTAGATAAAATTGATATTGAAAGAATGATAATCACTGATTGCGAATGGATGTACCTACAAATTGTTCAAAAGAGTCTTGGAGAAGAAATAGTACTTGCCGTTGCTTGTGGTAACTGTAGTGAGGAGATTAATTACACTCTTGCGCTAAATAATATTCCAATACCAGTAATAGTAAAAAAGGCCAACGTTATTAAGATTGATTCTGATATGTATGTGACTTTAAAATATCCCACATTGGATACTTTAGATGACTTGGTAATAATTAATGAAACTGATCGTACATACACCACTGAAGAAATAATTGTAGCCATTGCAAGAAATATTGAATGTGTTTCAACATCAGAAGAAACTTTTGATTTTGCTGACCAGACATTTAATGATATTGCAGAATGGTTTGATGGTTTTGATAGCAAACAGTTTGCATTAATTACAAAGTTTTTTGATAATATTCCAACAATAGAAGAGAAGATAGAATTTACTTGTGCATGTGGCTATAAAAATGTATATGGGATACGGGGGATCGCCGACCTTTTTTTGTAACATGTTGCAACGATTCGTTGCTTAATTACTATAAAATGAACTTCGATCTTTCATATAGTCATAATTTCTCGTTAACTGAATTAGATAATATGCTTCCATTTGAAAAAGAGATATATACTTCTATGTTAATTGCATCAATAAACGAACACAATAGCAAGATTGAAAATCGTAATCCATAATATTATATAAATACCTATATAAGCAACAATAATAGGGATAATAAAATGGCAAAGAAAATTAAAGAAGAAGAATCTTATGACTATGATGCTAATAGAGCTAGAATGGCTGCATTTTTAGGCAATAAAACCAATGTAGATGAATTAAATGCCTATGCTGCTGAAAATGAAGCAGCCAATGCTGCTGCCAAAGTAGATAAAGTTTCTGCCAAAATAGATAAATTAGAATCTAAAATAGATGATATAAAGGAATCTAGTGGAGTATCAGCAGAACAGATGGCTGCGATGGTAGCTGCGATGGAATCTATAGATAATGGTAGTTATGACCGTAAGAAATTTGAAGAAGCTGGTCATATAATACATGATGCGGAAGAATTTAATAATCCACCAAAAACTCCAACCAAAAGAAAATCAAGAGCAAAGCCTAAACCACCAGTTTTAGAAGAGGCAGATGGAGATTTAGCACCACCTAAATCAAAAAAGAAACCTCCTGCCGATACTCTTAAAAGTGATGTTACAGAGGTTAAAGCAGCTTTAAAGTCAATAAATACAGCTTTGAAATCAGGCAATTCTGCTCAAGTCAAAGTTTTGAATAGTATTGCTAAAAAATTGGATGAAGCTAAGAAAACTACTAAAGAATCTTCTACATCTAAATCAACTGGAACAACTACCAATACCATTGAAAAATTATTAACTGCCACTAATACAAGACTTACAAAATTAATTGGTAGTATTGACTTACTTACTGCTAAAATGGGTAAAATTGCCCCAAATAAACCAGCACCTGTTGAAAAAATACAAACAGAAAATGAAAGTGGTGTTGTAAATGCGGAAAGAATCCCAATTGAGGAAGAAGAAACTAAAAAGGCAGAAAAGAAGCAGAAAGAATATAAGGATGGTTTTTTAACAAGACATAGTGTTGGTATGGTGGCTGGTTTATTAGGTCGTGGACCCAGTGAATTAGCCCGTAAAGTGATACATAAAACTAGTGACTTCATTGAGTCTTTGGTTGCAAAAAGAAAAGAACGACAATTGGTGGCTGAAGCAACCGCTAATGAAACTGTGCAGCCAACAGTAACACCAACTGTGCAACCAACTGTGCAACCAACTGTGCAACCAACTGTGCAACCAACTGTGCAACCAAC